GGGCTACACCCTGTTATATGTCTAATTTGTGTCAAGAAATCATCCACCCTACAAACCCAATTAAATCCATTGACGATCCAGAAGGAGAAATTGGTATTTGCATCCTTTCTGCCTTAAACTTACTTGAGCTTAACAATGAAAAAGATATTGAAGAAGCGTGCCGCATGGCAGTCAGAACTCTTGACGCTGTAATTGATTATCAAGAATACCCCGTTCTAGCTGGTGAAAAATTTACTAAAAACAGAAGATCGCTTGGTGTTGGCGTAACAAACCTTGCTGGGTTCTTGGCTAAGAACAAACTTTTCTATAATGAAAAAGAAGCGTTACAGCTAGTGCATGAGACAATGGAGCAGATCCAGTGGAATTTAATTAGCGCAAGCTGCGAGTTAGCTGAAGAAAAAGGTGCATGTCCTAAGTTTAATGAAACAAAATACGCACAAGGATTGCTACCGATTGACTGGTACAAGAAGACTGTTGACGAATTAGTAAAACCACAATACAATATGGATTGGGAGGAATTACGTAAACGTGTTAAAAAATATGGCTTGCGACACTCTACACTATCTGCTATTATGCCTTGTGAATCTAGCTCCGTCATTCAAAACTCTACCAATGGAATTGAGCCAGTACGGAGCTTGCTCATTTCCAAGAAAGCAAAAAACGGAGTACTTAAACAATTAGTACCAAACTATCACATGCGTAAGAATTATTACACGATGGCTTGGGATATGCCCGACAATAAAGGTGTGATGAACGTAGCTGCTGTCATACAGAAATTTGTGGATATGAGCATGAGTACTAACCTGTATTATAATTATGCTCACTATGAAGGTGGAAACATCCCATTAAGTGTTCTTATTAAAGATCAAATATATGGGTATAAATACGGACTAAAAAACTTTTATTATTGTAATACGCCCGATGGTGACGGCGAGACTGAAAAAGATATGAACTGCGAATCTGGAGCTTGCGCGATATGAAAACTATTTTTAATACGAAGAACGTTGACCCGATGTCTCAACCTCTATTCCTTGGTAAAGACCTTGGAGTTCAAAGATATGATATAGTAAAATACCCAGTCTTTAAACACTTAGACAGTAAACAGATGATGAACTTCTGGCGACCAGAAGAGATCGAACTGAAGAAAGATCGTGGTGATTTTAAAGAAATGTCTGACAACGAGAAGTTTATCTTTACTTCCAATCTAAAATATCAAACAATGCTTGATAGTGTGATTTGTCGTGGCGTACCAACTCTTCTTGAATATGTAACAAACACTGAACTTGAAGCATGTATGATGACTTGGCAGTTCTTTGAGAAGATTCATTCGCAAAGCTACAGCTATATCATTCAAAATGTTTATGCCGATAGCTCCGAAGTGTTTGGCGGAATTTATCAAGATAAAGAGATTATGAAGCGTGCAAATAGCGCGATTGCTGACTATAATAACCTAATGGGAATGGCTTGTAATTCTACCAAGATTGCCGATTTAAAAAAGCAAATTTATATGACGGTTATCAGTATTAATATTCTTGAAGCTGTGAGGTTCTACGTTAGTTTTATTTGTAGCTTTGCCTTTGCCGAAAACAAAAAAATGGTTGGTAACGCCGACATCATCAAACTAATCAAGCGAGACGAGGCTTTGCACTTGACAAATACGCAAGAGATTCTTAAAATCCTACATAGAGAAGAATCTGAAGGATTCACTAAGGTTGCAGAGCAGTGTCAAGAAGATGCTATTCAGATGTTCGAGAACGCAGCAAAAGAAGAAAAAGAATGGGCATCATACCTCTTTAAAGATGGTTCTATCATTGGTCTTAATGAGGTTGTGCTTCATCAATATATCGACTGGCTGTGCATGTCAAGACGTAAAAACATTGGACTGCCATATGAAAGCGTTGGCAGAAATCCTATCGCTGGCTGGACAGAGCATTGGCTAAATAGTGAAAGTGTTCAGGTTGCACCACAAGAACACGAAATTACTTCGTATAAAATTGGTGCTAGTAAAAACGATTTAGAAGACATGGATTTTGGAGATTTAGGACTATGAATGAAGAATGTCAAGACTATAAAGCTAGACAAGAAATGTTGAATAGTATTTCATCTAATATCGGCACTAAAACTTATCTTGAAAAGATTACACGGTGGCATCACGATAGAAACCTTATTCAAGGCTCTACAGATAAAGATCAGTTCTGCAAACTAATGCAAGAGGCTGGAGAATTATCTGACAGTATTTGCAAAGGTAAAGATGTGTCGGATGACATTGGGGACATGATTGTAGTATTAATTAATATTGCAGAAAGGAATGGTCTTAGCATATCATCCTGCTTAAAAAGGGCGTGGGATGACATCAAAGACAGGAAAGGTAAAATGGTTGATGGAGTTTTTGTTAAAGAATCCGACCTATAAACCTTCCATAAAGGGTAATAAATGAAAACTAAAAGACAACGAAGAGAAGAACAAAAAGCACCGCAGAAAGTTAAACCCTTAGAAGCTAAAACATATAACCAAAAAGAGTATATTAGAAATATTATTGAAAACGACATTATCTTTTGTTCAGGCCCAGCCGGTTCCGGCAAATCATTTGTTGCGGCTGGAATAGCAGCAGAACATTTACACAGAGGAGAGATTGAAAAGGTAATTGTAACAAGACCTTTAATTTGTACAGGTAAAGATATTGGACATTTGCCCGGAGAGATGGGAGAAAAAATTGCCCCATACTTATTACCTATGAAAGAAAACTTACAATACTTTCTAGGTCAAGCATATTATGGTTTATACGCAAATGAAGGACAGATTCAATACAAACCACTAGAGGTTATGAGAGGTTCTACGTTTCACAATTCGTATATGATTTTAGACGAAGCTCAAAACTGTACCGAAGATCAAATTAAAATGTTTGTATCTCGGATGGGGGAAGGGTCAAAAGTTTTAATCAACGGCGACATAGATCAGGACGACCTAAGAGGAAGAAGCGGCTTGGCCTTTTGTATGGATAGATTACAGGGTATTGAAGGTATCGCTGTGTGCAAATTAGGATATGAAGATATACAAAGAAATGGAATAATCGGTAGATTTCTTAGAGCATTGGAGGACTAAATGCCACTATATGATTATGAATGTAAAAACTGTGGGGCGGAAGTTAGTGATGTATTCCAAAAGGTTACAGAGCCAGAACTTAAAAAATGTTCCACATGCAACCAAGATTCATTGTTTAGAGTTGTCACCGGCGGGCTTCACAGTTTTATGACTGGTAGTAATACCATTGGTAGCCTAGCAGATAAAAACGCTAGGATTAATAAAAATTTAATTAATGAAAATATTCATCGCAAACAAGAATCAGAGCCTAAAGAAGAAAAACCGTGGTATCATGAACATACCACAGCTACCAATAAAGAGGTAAGCAAAATGTCGAAAGAACAGAAAGCTAGATACATTATGGAGGGTAAAAAGTAATGTCATTAGACTCAATTAAAAAAGACACTAAGCCTAAGACTGTGCATGAGTTAGGGTTTGATAAGAGCGGATCAATGGTAGAACAAAAAACCAACAAGGATCATTACGGCAAGATTGTTTATGTTGATGGCGTAGAATACTCCCACCATATTAAAGTATTAGAAAGTAATGTTTATGACCCACTCGGAGCATATTCTAACAGGAGAAGATATCTTCAAGCGTCATTTAAGAAGGTATCAGCAAAGACATTTAATTATTACATGATGTATCTTAAAACAAACAATTCAATTTACTTAACCCGCGCTCAAAGAGGATTTATTAACAATGACTAAAACAGGACCACTCAGTAAAGCAGAACAATTTTATATTGAAAACAAAGTTCCAGAAGGCGTAACAGTTGATGAGCTTGCCAAAGAATTGGATAGGACAAAGAAATCTATTCAAACACATGTAGACAAAAATGACATCAAGGCTTCTTTTGATTCCAAAAAAGAAACTCTACTGTCACAACAATTCGCTAAAAATCGAGGCTCTACAGTAATGACTCCAAACGCATCTATCATGGCAGATGAAATGCGAATGAATTTTAACAGTAACAAATCATCAAGAAGAAGATGTATCACAAAGATTAAAGATGAATAATACAGAATTTTTAAAAAGATACCGACAAGATAAGACTTCTGTGTGGGTCAAAGTAAAACTAACTAACGATAAAGAGTTTTATTTTACTAACTATAAAGGTAGCTGGGAAGGAATTAAAGCAACGTGTGACTTTAAGAATCTATTTATTAAAGAATTTATATTGCAATTTCGCTCTCACGAAGTTATTATAGATATACCAGAAGACGCTGACGCATTTTATTTTGTCAGATCAATCTTGGGTCAAATGGGTGCCGACTGCCAACACTACTACACTGTTGGGGTTATCAAGGGTGACAATGTTCAAAAGGACATGTATATCATACCAGAGCTTATTAAAGACAAAAGTTATGAAGACAACATTGAATCTTGTTTTGAAGAAGGTATAATCTATGATGGCAGAAAAAAGAAGAAAGAGAACTGATAAAAGCAAGTATAAGCATGAAAGCACCGGCGATTACTGCACCTGTGCTGCTTATGTTGCTGAAATCATGTGTAAGAAAAACGCAGAGAACAAAAACCAAGGCTCTTTGCCATACAAGTTCTGGAATAAAAAACCTTGGGATTGGACTTTCCGAAAACAACTCTGTGCCGCAAATAACATGATAAAAAAATACTCCGAAGAAGCTCTAGTGAAAGCGATTCACTCAGATGACTTTCGTGGAATTTTTTCTCTAAATCATCCAAAAGCTACTGGGATAATTCAGAGGTATCAGCTAGTATTAGATACACAGGCTGATGATATTCAAATCATTGAAGTCAAAGAAAATCCGACGCACCAAAAGAAGCGATTCGGTAAAAAAAGTAATTTATTAAACAAATTGAGGGATATTGAAAATGGCGAAGAAGAAAGCTAAAGTTACCGAATTCTTGGATGATGCAATTAGCAATCAGATTATTAAAAAATATGGAGCAATAGTTGAGTCTGGTAATCAAGTTCTAGCCACTCTTGAAAACTATAGGACGATTGGGATCTCTCCAGCGCTTGATATTGCTCTTGGCGGTGGTTTGCGCGAAGGTCAATGTGTCGCCATGACTGGTGACCCAAAGACCGGAAAGACAACCACAGCGCTGTATTTCGCGGCTAAGGCTCAAGCCGCTGGTAAAAATGTTATCTACTTTAATACTGAGGGCCGACTGACAAAAGAAAATTTTCGAGGCATTAAAGGATTAAACGTAGAAAAGATTAAGATCGTTCAAGCTACCGACGAGCAACCAATCGTTTCGGCAGAAACGTACCTCAATGCTATTGAAACCTACATCAAGAATACACCAGACCTAGTTGCTATCATTGACTCTGCATCTAATATGGTTCCTCAAGATGAGCTTGACGGAGAGATTAGGTCGGGTGTTCGCAATTTGCTTCCGAGGCTTCTCTCTATGTTCTTTAAAAGAATTAGCGGCGACGTTTCTCGAATGAAAGCTATCTGTATTTTTATTACACATAATATTGCTAATACTAGCGGTAGCAGGTATGCACCAGCAAAGATGGCGGACTGTGGTAACATGCTTCAATTTCAAGTCGGCACCAATATGATTATCACTCACCGTGGTAAATGGGAAGTACCTAAAGAGTCTGGAAATCATGTTGGACAAGTAGCTAACTGGGTTATTAAAACTTCTGCTGCTGGTGGTAGACCAAATTCTACAGCTGAAAGCTGGATTAAGTACGGGGTTGGTATTGATGAATCACAGGAGATTGCTCAGATTGCTAGCGAATTTGCCATGATTAGCCGTAGCGGAGCTTGGTACACGATTACATGCGCCGTTGAAAACAAAGACGACCCAGTTATTAAAAATTGGCTAATGCAGAACGATGTAAATGCCGATAACGATGAAGACATAGAAAGAGCCTTCAAGTTTCAAGGTATGGATAAAGTTACTACGTTCTTGGAAGAAAACGAAGAGATCACTCAGTTTATCTATGAGCAAATCAGAGAAGTGTTCATATGAAAATTACTGGACTAAATGGTAGAGAGTACAATTTAGACTTAAAGAAATATTCACATCAAAGATCAAAATGCTCTTTCTATCATAAGGTTGCTAGAGAACTATTAGCTGATATGTTCTCAGGTTATCATATATATGAAGAAGTAAAACTTCCCGGAACAGTAAATCCTTCAAAAAAATCTGTGCTATATCTTGACTTCTTAATTCCTAATGCTATAATGGCTATAGAGGTTCACGGACAACAGCACTTTGAATATGTACCATACTTTCATAAGACAAAGGCCGGTTTTTTACAATCAAAGGCTAGAGATCGCGCTAAAGCAGAATGGTGTGAATTAAATGGACTTACACTCGTTGAACTTAGATGGGATGAATCTGTCGAGTATTGGAGAGAAAAAATTGAACGCAGCAGATAGACTAAAAAATTTCTTAGACGGTATTGAAAGATACATCAACGGACATAACTTAAACCCATCACCCTTTAATCCTGAGTTTGCCATAGCTGAGACTTTTTCTTTAGAGCAGCTTGGTAGGCTAACACAGGACGAATGTTTTAACTATGGACTACAGCTTTATCAATACGCAGACCATGTAGCTAGAGAAAAAGCTCAGTGCGAGACTGTTCTTATGTGGTGCGAGCATAATCTTCAGGGTGTTATCGCGAGCGAGATTAACTCTGGTGACTGGGGTACGTATGCAAAACATGAGACTAAAGTCGCGACCATTCTTAAAGAAAACACTTTTGCAAACAAAGTTAATGAATGGAAGATGGCCGCTCAGGGTAGAATAGAAAACTTAAAGAGTAGAGAATACAACATTCGTCGCAAGGCGGAAATACTATTTGAGAAAGGAAAGAGAAAATGAGTGACGATCTTGTAAAAACATTATTAGAGTCGTTAACAGATGAAAAAAAGGCTCAATTGGTACAAGGCTTGTTAAAGTCAAACCAAAACAATGAAGTTCCAACATTAAAAATAGAGATAGAGGAAACCGTTTCCTCGACTCCACCTCGTCGGAGGGTGAACGAGGACTTCACGGTAAAGCGTGATGAAAATTTAGATAACAGGAAAACTCCAGTGAGAGCGAGAAAAAACGATTGGGTCGATGACGGCGAAGCCAGAGATGCCAATTTTGATTACGCAAAGTTTGAAAAAATGAAAACACCTCGACGACGAGGAAAACCAAAGAAGCGAGATGTTGAATGTCATGTTTGTGGTAGAACATTTACCATGAACGAAGGCTTGATTTATGGCGAATATGTACGATGTAACCGATGCACAGGAAGATAAAATGGACTCTCAGCTTTCAGATGCTGGATCAGAAAGAGCATTACTCGCTGGTCTATTTGCCTATGGTTTAGAATCTTATGTTGAAATTAGTGACTTTATTTCTGCTAGTAGCTTTTATAACAGAAATAATCAGGTCATCTATAAATGTGTTGAAAAAGTTCTTGAGCGTGACGCAGAAATTGATATTGCATCTTTGCTATCAGCCGCAGAGCAACTGAATTTATCTGAGACTATACAAACTCAACAAGAACTTGAATACATCAGCAACTTGATGGATTTTCCAGTCAAGAAACAAAATGTAATTCGGTTTGCCGCGCAGGTTAAGAAGTTTGAGTTTGCTAGAAATGCTAGAAAAATAGCAAATAAGATTGATCACGACATCGCATCTATCAATGGCGACGAGACGATTGATGATATAATCAGTCTGGTAGAAACGCCGTTGATGGATTTCTTGCGCGATGATGAAACTGGTCAAAAGCCAGAGATGATTGGGGATGATATTGATGAATATATTGAACATCTTATCGAAAACAAATGCGATCAGATTGGACTCTCTAGCGGATTTCCAAGGTTTGATTCTGTCATTGGTGGTGGCTTACGCCGTAAGTGTGTGGATCTGGTATCGGCAAGGCCCGGCGTTGGTAAGTCTGTCTTTGCAGATAACGTTGCTCTCCATAATGCTCGTAAAGGTATTCCTGTCTTAATGCTTGATACTGAAATGAGCAAAGAGGATCACCAGAATAGAATTCTTTCTAACATAAGCGGTGTTCCTATCCAAGAGATTGCTACCGGTAAATTTGCAGAAGACGATGAAAAGCTGATTAAAGTTAAAGAAGCTAAGGAAGAGATTCGTAACCTGCCATATACGTATATAAGTGTAGCCGGTGCGCCGTTTGAGACGATATTAAATACTATTAAGAGATGGATATTAAGACAGGTTGGACAAGATGAAAACGGCAAAACTAATGATTGCTTGGTTGTTTATGATTATCTTAAACTTATGTCATCTGGCTCAATCAATAATAATATTCAGGAATATCAAGCGTTAGGGTTTCAGATTACAAACCTCCATAACCTAGCTGTTAAATATGATTTTCCATGCCTCTCCTTTGTCCAGTTAAATAGAGATGGTATTACAAAAGAGTCTACGGACGCTGTAAGCGGTTCTGACAGACTTATTTGGTTATGCACATCCTTCTCTATCTTTAAATTAAAGTCGGCAGAGGAGCTTGCTGAAGATGGGCCAAGAGCAGGTAATCGTAAGTTAGTAACATTAAAAGCGCGTCACGGCGCAGGACTCATAGACGGTAACTATATTAACATGAATATGATAGGATCTCATTCACAACTTAAAGAGCTTAGAACGAGAGATGAAATGCGCTTGTCACCTGATGGAGATGTGATAGAAGGTTCAGACACTCCCTTTGAAGTTCCATTCGATGTAGACGAAGAATCTGAGAATTAAATGTTAGCAATATTCTCAATAAGTATATCCACTGTCTTATACTTACTCTGTTCTTTAGATAATATTAGACAGGGCGATTACCCACACGCCCTGACTTGGTTCGCTTATTCACTGGCAAACATAGGTTTAATTTGGTATGAGTACAACAAATACGCGACTGGATCTCAATAAAGTCGCAGAGATTGTTTTTCAAGATATTGATCGGCTTTTAGAAAGTTTTAACTTGGATTATAGCCAAGACGCAGATAATATATTTATGAAGTGTCCTATACACAGTGGTAGTGATAATCCAACGGCGCTATCAATGTCTCTCGATAAAAAAATGTGGAGGTGTTGGACTAGGGGGTGTCACGAACACTACCAGTCTAATATTTTTGGCTTTGTTAAAGGAATGTTAGATACCGATTCTTTTTCAGATGCCCTGAGATATATTTGCAAACTTTATGATGTAAATCAAGCAAAGGAAAGCCATGACAACACTAATTATAGGAATAATAATACTGATAGTGATGATGCTTTTGATTTTGGCAAAGTTATATCTAGTATTAAAAAACCTAGAAAAGCAAATGGTCATAACGGAGAGTATTTTTCTGGATCAAGACCAACAACTGAGAAAACTCCGTCACCGTATTTCATCTCAAGAGGATTTGAACCGGCTACTTTGGAACACTTCGGCGTTAGAGATACACCAGCAGGAACAAGCGGAGTCCTTAGACATAGATCAATCATCCCAATCAGCGACTCCAACGGAGACTACTGCGGTTATATCGGACGAGCAACCAGAGATTTTATCCAGCCTAAATATATATTCTCAAAAGGAATTAGAAAATCAGACTACCTCTACAACTACCACAGAGCGGTCAACTCACTGGTTCATTTAGACGCGATATTTTTAGTAGAAGGTCAGGGAGATGTTTGGAAACTTTGGGAGTGTGGAGTTAATAATGTCGTAGGTCTTTTTGGAAAAGATATCTCAACCACACAAAAAAGTCTTTTGTTGTCTAGCGGGGTTACAACCCTTGTTGTACTTACTGATAACGACCAAGCTGGTAGAGAATCAAAAATTAAAATAAAGAGAGACATGTCCAGACTGTTTAAACTTGTCTTTCCTAAAATGCACACTAAAGATTTAGGTAACATGTTCGTTGAGAACATTCAAGAAAACATATTGAAAGATTTAAAAGGGTACTATTAATGATTCTAGGAATTTCAGGACGTAAACAGGCTGGTAAAAACACCACC